ACCTGGCCATCAAATCTCAAGTGGGCTAGTGGCCAGCTTCCGTACACCAGCACACAAGCCATCTACATGGCAGGTGCAACCATTACAAAAGTAAACGGCTTCCTGTTGGCAGCCAGCGCCGCAACATATTACTTAGCATGAGCAACGCAATTTCTCCGCATAATAGCGGTATTAACTTTCTAAGGGAATGGCTCAAACCAGGAATACGGTTGGGGGGAGGTGCACAGGGTGGATTCAACGGATCTTTTGTATGGTCTGGCGTGGTCCAGAAACCAGTGGCGCTAGACGTAGAAAACGTCCAATCAATGACTGAATACGTCACTTTTGAATTTACTAACTCAACGACGGCCACTATAACTGCAGTCGAGTTCAGTTTTACATACTTCACAACGGACCCTTCACTACTTCATCCCGTTACGAGCTTTACATCTCAGACGCAAGGCACTGATTTTATTGCTGGTTGGACATCTATTACACACTCAGATCTAAAAGCTGCGTGGGACGCAGAGGGACGTACTGGTGATTTCTATAACTCATACGTCTACTTAAAGTACACTTTCAGTAACACGGCTCAAGGTCAAAGAGCTTCTTACGGGTTCATGGGCCTTAACATTCAAGGCCATAATAGCATTATCTCTTCTTCAACGACTGGCGTGACAAATAATACAACTATAACCACGACTCTAGACACCGTGGATAACGCTAATGTGCTTGTAGCGTGTCATATGGTCACAAGCTACCCTCAATTTACTGAGAGTGGAAGCCTCAGCAGTGATCTTGTTGTCGATGACTATTTTGTAAAATATCAGGGCATCTACATATACATGTCTGGAGCTGGATTTGCAAGGACAGGCCGTGTCGGCATTGGACAAGCTGGCCACTCTTTTACGTACACAAGTACCATCTCAGGCCGAATGGTGATGTTTGCGTGGTGCTTTGGACCTACCCCTAACTGGCCAGGCAGTTGAATCGTTATAAATAATACGTCTTATCATTTTACATTAACGACATGGACACTGACGGACTCAAAAAGAACTTTGAAGAACAACTTGTTCAAGCAGACAAGCAAATTGCCGAACTAGAAGCAAATCTCGTGAAGGCAAGGGAATATAAACTAAAACTTCAAGGCGGTCTTGAAACTTTAGGTTTACTTGAAGGTAAAACGGAAGGCGAAGAAGAAGAAGAAGTACCAGCAGAATGATCTAAATCCCTTCTTCCTAAATAGGTAAGAAGGGATTTTTTGTGTCTAATGGCATCTCCAAACTCAAGGGCCGAACTCATCACATATTGTAAGAGGCAGCTTGGTGAGCCTGTTCTACAAGTCAATATCGATGATGAGCAGGTAAATAACGTAATCGACGATACCATTCAGTTCTTCCAGGAGAACTGCTACAACGGTATGGAGCGTTGCTATCTGACACATGAACTAACTGCTGCTGATAAAGCTAGGTTTGATACTACAGTTCAGACAACTGGAGGAGCATCAACGACTTGGAATGAAGCAACTAATTATATTCCCGTTCCACCTCATGTTGTTGGTATTACGAAAGTTTTTGGTCTAGTCAGCAATTCAATCCGCTCAAACCTTTGGGGTATTGAATATCAGTTGTATCTAAATGATCTCTACGCATTTGGATCTCTTGATATTCTAAACTACTTCATGACAAAGCAGTATCTGGAAACTCTGGATATGGTTCTGAATAATGGATCATTCCAGCAGTTCAGATATACCATGCGTCGTGATCGTTTGTATCTTGACGTTGATGCTGACTTCCTTGCCGAAGGTAAGTATCTCTTAGTTGAAGCTCATCGTTTGATTGATCCTAACGATGCTACAGAAATGTATAATGATATGTTTGTGAAGCGTTATGCTACTGCTCTGATGAAGAAACAGTGGGGACAGAACCTCATCAAGTATAACAACGTACAACTGCCTGGTGGTATCACACTCAACGGCAGACAATTGTATGAAGATGCTATTGGAGAAATAGCAACGATTGAAGGAGAAGTCCTCAGTAAGTATGCCATCCCACCTATGGATTTTATTGGTTGAATGTCATGAAAAAGTATTATTGTTACGCTTACTTGAGAGAAGATGGATCTCCATATTATATTGGAAAAGGAACTGGTAAAAGATTACATTCTCCATCACATAATGTAAATTTACCTTTACCAGAAAGAAGAGTTATAATAAAAGATAACCTAACTAACGACGAAGCTTTGGAGTTAGAAAAAACTCTTATTAGAAAATATGGTCGCAAAGAAAACGGTGGTATTTTACACAATAAAACTGATGGAGGAGAAAACCCACCACTATCAAAGAAAGGACAACAAAATAGAATTAACGGAATACAAAATTATTGGAATAATATATCAGAAGACGAAAGAAGAAAAAGAGCAGAAAAAATTTCAAACACAAAAAAGAAAGCAGCAACAAATCATTTACCTACAGTACCAGTATTTGTAGTTGAATTAAATAAATTATTTAAATCAATTAAAGATGCTTCAGTAGAGACAGGATGTGATCATAGTCAAATTTCAAAATGTCTAAGAGGAAAAGCAAAATCATCTAAAGGTTTCCATTTCATAAAAGCAGAATAATGCCTACCAGTCCTTATTTTCCTACCTATTACCAGGGTCATCCTGGAGAGCAAAACTTAGCTCAAGATCTCGTAGACGAACAGATCAAACTGTTTGGAACAGATATCTATTACATGCCAAGAACTATCTTGAAAGAAAATACTTTGGACGATGTAATCTATTCTAAGTATCAAGATCAGTTCCAAGTAGAAATGCTTCTACAGAATGTAGAAGGTTTTGGATCTCAGTCAGAATTCATCAGTAAGTTTGGTATTCGTATTACAGACGAAGTAAAGTTTATTGTGTCTACCAGAAGATGGGAACAATCAGAACAGCAATACACACCAACTCTGACTGTACCTGGAAGACCCAACGAAGGGGATCTACTCTATTTTCCTCTGACAACAGATCTGTATGAAATCAAGTTTGTTGAGCGAGAGACACCATTCTATCAGTTTGGTAAGGTTCAGTTCTTTATCATAACTGCTGAAATCTATGAGATCGGTAATGATCTTATTGATACTGGCATCGCAGAGATTGATGAGATTGAAGAACTGTTTAGTTCTGCTATTGCTCTATCCATGAAAGTTGGTGGGACTGGAGACTTTACAGTTGGCGAGATTGTAACTGGATCTACTACTAACGTCACAGCAACTGTCAAGTCTTGGGATGATACAACCAGAGTTCTTCAAGTCATCAATAGAACTGGAACGTTTATCGAAGATGAAGTAATTACTGGAGATGATAGTGGTGCTATCTGGATTGTTGGTACATTTGACACTCTAAATAATACCAACAGCGACTACGATCAGAATAGAGAGATCGAAGATTTTGCTGATAACATTCTGGATTGGAGTGAAAGAAACCCATTCGGTGAATTTGGAAATAGCACAGGTAGTATCTAATGTTGACTCCACATTTCTATAATGAGATTACCAGAAAGAATATTATTGCTTTCGGTACTCTCTTCAACAATATCACACTAAAGAAAAAAGATCCTCAGACAGGAGATGTTCTGGAGGAAGAGAAAGTTCCTCTGGCATATGGTCCGAAGAATAAGTTTCTAGCTCGCCTGGAGCAAAACCCAGATGTAGGCAGAAAAGTCGCTATCACTTTACCACGTCTCTATTTTGAGATGACTGGTATTGATTATGATGCTGCTCGCAAGACTTCACCAATCCAGAAATACAAGTCTATTATCGCAGACAACGGCAACGAAGTCAAGGTTCAATACGTTCCTGTTCCTTATAACATGAGCTTTGAACTTGGCATTATTGCTAAGTCTCAAGATGATGCTCTACAGATTGTAGAACAAATTCTACCATACTTCCAACCTTCTTTTTCCATCACGATCAACATGATCCCAGATATGGATGAGAAGAGAGATGTTGCGATTGTTCTAAACAATATCAGTTATGAAGATGAGTGGGATGACGATTTTATGCAGCGTCGCTTTATCACTTACACGCTAAACTTTACTGCTAAAACTTACTTCTACGGTCCTTACAGTCAGTCTGACATCATCAAGAAGGCAACTATTATTGAGACTATTGGTGATCTGAATGTGAGCAGAAGAACAATCGAAAGAACTTATACACCTAAAGCACTTGAAGATATGGATGGTGACGGTGATATTGACGCAGCAGATGATGCGCTACTAACAGCAGATGATGACTTTGGATTTAATGAAGGGATTGAATTCTTATGAGCCTTGAAGAGAATATGGAAGACATTTTGAATATTAGTGCTGAGGTTGTTGCGGAACCAAAGCCCGAAAAGAAAGAGCGTGAGAGCAACCAGGATGACCGCCAGAAGGATTATGAATATACCAGGGGTGAGTTATACTCCCTCATAGATCAGGGTCAGGAGGCGGTCAGGGGTGCCTTAGAGGTCGCTCAGGAGTCAGGACACCCAAGAGCGTATGAAGTCGCTGTAGCGGCAATGAAGCATGTTGCAGACATGACTGAGAAACTCCAAGATCTTCATAAGAAAATGAAGGATCTTGATGAAGAAAAGAAAGGACCATCTCGCGTTACTAATAATGCGATGTTTGTTGGAAGCACAACAGAGCTTCAGAAGATGTTGAAAGAGATGGGCGGCGGTAAAAGATAAATACTCCAGAGGTGTAATCTAAATGGCATACGTCAGGTACGATACTACTAATACAATTGTAGATCCACAACCCACCTCCGTTGAAGTAACCATCTTTGACGGAACGGAAGGTTGGACTGACATTACATATGAAGATTGGAATGGCGATTTCGTCGCTCATGCTGACAATAATTCTGTGAGAACGCCAGGAACATTTCAGGCAAGAAACTTTGATAATACTACCAGAACTCCTGGAGTGTATCAACGCCACGATCAGTACAACGATCCAGTAGAAGTATAATGGCACAGTATAGCAAACATTACGAAGATTTACTACCACAGGAAAAAACAAACTTTGAAGTAGTGATGATTGCCGATAACTTCGGTAATCTTACTGCTGGAACTGGAGCAACTGCTGTTGATGCTTTCGGTCGTTTGAGAGTTGCTGAAACATTTACTCTCGGTGACTATAAGCAC